TATTTCCTTTTTGAACCCAATGATTTGGCAACAAGAGAAGGTATTATGGCAATGATAAACCCATTTTTAAGGGACGTCAAGGGCAGACGTGGCATATATGACTTCAAAGTGATATGTGATGAAAGTAATAACACCCCAGAAAGCATAGACAGAAATGAGTTACATGTTAGCATTTTCTTAAAACCAACAAGAACTGCTGAATTTATGGTGTTAAAGTTTATTGCCACAAAAACTGGAGCCAGCTTCGAAGAGCTTGCAGCATCCGTTTAAAAATTTTAAAAATTTTTAAAAGGAACAGGTATTTTTGCCTGTTCCTAAAAAGGTTTATAAAAATAATGAAAAAACACGATTATGAATTTGTAAAAAATTATTTTGCTAATGATGGTTATGAATTGTTATCAAAGGTATATGTAAATAATAGTATAAAGCTAAAAACTAAGTGCCCTGAAGGGCATCAATATGAAGTTAGTTTTAATAATTTTAAAAATAATGGTAGAAGATGTGCTGTTTGTGCAGGTAATAAAAAACTAACATATGAAGATGTAAAAAATTATTTTGCTAATGATGGTTATGAATTGTTATCAAAGGTATATGTAAATGCAATGTCAAAGCTAAACATTGTTTGTCCTTCAGGACATGAATATGAAGTGTGTTTTAATAGTTTTAAAAATGGCAATAGATGTCCTGAATGTGCAGGAAATAAAAAACATTCTTTTGAATATGTAAAAAAATATTATGGAGATAGAAATTATCTATATCTATCAACAACATACACAAATGCACTAACAAAAGAACTTGTTCAGTGTCCTGAAGGGCATCAATACAAAGTTGTATTTAGTAGCTTTCAAAGAGGTAATAGATGTCCTGAATGTGCAGGAAATAAAAAACTAACATATGAAGATGTAAAAAATTATTTTGCTGATGATGGTTATGAATTGTTATCAAAGGTATATGTAAATGCACTTACAAAATTAAGTATAAAATGCCATGAAGGACATGAATATGAAGTGTGTTTTAATAGTTTTAAAAATGGCAATAGATGTCCTGAATGTGCAGGTAATAAAAAACTAACATATGAATTTGTGAAAAAATATTTTGAGAGCAAAAGTTACATATATCTTTCAACAACATATACAAATGTGGTCACAAAAGAACTTGTTCAATGTCCTGAAGGGCATCAATATGAAGTTAGATTTGGTAATTTTAAAAGAGGTGATAGATGTGCTGTTTGTGCAGGTAATAAAAAACACGATTATGAATTTGTAAAAAAATATTTTGAGAATGATGGTTATGAACTATTATCAAAGGTGTATGTAAATGCCCTTACAAAATTAAGTGTAAAATGTCCCTCTGAACATGAACATGAAGTTAGTTTTAATAGTTTTAAAAATAGTAATAGAAGATGTCCCATATGTAATAATGAAAAAACAAGCTCTAAAGCAGAAATAGAAATACAAGAATTTGTTAAAACCTTAACAAACACATTAGTTATTTGCAATGATAGATCACAAATTCTTAACCCAGAAACAGGGTGGTTTTTAGAGTTAGACATTTATTTACCTGATTTAAAAAAAGCAATTGAGTACAATGGCACTTACTGGCACTCAAGTAAAGAAGCAAAAATAAGAGACCAAATGAAAATAAAACAGTGTAAAAATTTAAATATAGATTTATTAATTATAAATGAAGCAGATTATATAAATAATAACAAAGAAATACTTTCAAAAATAAAAAATTTTATAGGATTATAATGTTTTCATTGAATTCGTTCATATCAATATTCAAAGATTTTTCCAGAAGTTATCTTTTTAAGGCGACTGTCACTAAAAATGGTGCTAATATTTTTGGAAATCATCATTTTTTGGTAAAATCTACTTCATTACCACAGGAAAGTATAACTGAAATTGCTGGTGATTTGCAGGGAAATAATTATAAGATTGCTGGGTATAGAGAATTTCAGGATTTTACCATTGAATTCAAATCAGATATAAGTGATGGTTTGCGATATGCCTTTGTAAAATGGTGTGATGAAATACATAATCCAAGCACACATGCTCATGGTAGCCCAGAAAGGTATTTTGGTGGTGTTAATCTTTCTCATTTGAATGGTGATGGTAATTCTATATTGGATTATGAATTAATCATGGCTTGGCCTAAAAGTGTTTCTGAGATGGCTTTGTCATATGAAGATAAAAATATTGCTTCGTTTTCAGTAGTTTTTTCATATCAATACCATATTGTGACACCAAAAACAACAAATAATACAAGACTTCCAAGTAAAAATAGTTTTGTAAATCAAACACCAACTATAACACACCCAAAAACAGAAGTTCAATCTTTTGTAAAAGATAATATGGATGGTGTTTTAACCAATGTCCAAAATATAGCTGATCCTTCAACTGGCAGAGGTCTTGTATTGGATGTTTATGTGCCAGCTATTAAAAAGGCAGTTGATGTGTTTGATGATATTTTGGATAATGGTATTGCTGGAATTGATACCTTATATGACATAAAGGCACGTGCATGTAGAAATAAAGGTATTGGTTTGTTGCCAGTTGAAACCAGAATTTGGATGAATGACAAAGTGAGCCAAAAAGAAAAAATTTTAGATTTTTTAAAATAAAAATGATATAATAAGGAGTACAAAATGACAGATTTTAATCTTGATAGTTTTCGAAATACATACAAGGATTTTGCAAGAGGATATCTTTTTACTGCAACTATTTCCAATAGCAAGTACTGGAAGGATGATAATAGTTATTTGGTTAAAACAGCAAGTATGCCAGCCACGGAACAGGAAGAAATTTTAACAAGTTGGCAGGGAAACAGTTATAAATTAGCTGCTACACCAACATATGCTGATTTTACAATTAATTTTATGCAAGATATGGAATCAGAATTAAGAACCAAATTCCTAAAATGGATGACATACAATCACAATATGGACACAAATGTCCATGGTGCTGTTGATAATTCTTCAGGAAATTATTTTAGTGATATCGTAATGAAACAATTGGATGTGAAGGGTAAAGAGTTTACCAGATGTACTTTGTATGGTGCGTGGCCAAAAAGCGTTGGGGAAATAAGTTTAGATTACTCAGCCAAAGATATTGCAGTGTTTGATGTAACATGGGCATATCAATATCATATATTTTCTTAAATATAATGAGGTTTTATGAAATAAAAAAATTTGTATAAGGAAAACATGAGAAAAAAACATACAATTGAATATGTGAGAAAATACATTGAAGGTTTTGGTTATGTGTTGTTATCAAAGATATATGTAAATAATAATACAAAACTTTTAGTTCAATGTCCTGAAGGGCATCAATATGAAGTTAGATTTGGTGCTTTTAAAAGAGGGCAGAGATGTCCTGTTTGTGTTGGTAATAAAAAACATACAATAGAGTATGTGAAAAAATTTTATGATGATAGAGATTATCTATACCTTTCAACAAAATATAAAAATGCACATACAAAAGAACTTGTTCAATGCCCTGAAGGGCATCAATATGAAGTTAGTTTTGCTAATTTTCAAAGTGGTACAAGATGTCCTGTTTGCAATGATAGGAAATACACATATGAATATGTGAAAAAATATTATGATGATAGAGATTATCTATACCTTTCAACAACATATACAAATACACATACAAAAGAGCTTGTTCGATGTCCTGAAGGGCATCAATATATGGTTAGTTTTAATCATTTTAAAAGTGGTATAAGATGTATTTTTTGTTCTGGTTGGAAATACACATATGAATATGTGAAAAAATATTATGCTGATGAAGGTTATAAATATCTTTCAGAAAAATATACAAATAATAGTACAAAAGAACTTGTTCAATGTCCTGAAGGGCATCAATATGAAGTTAGTTTTAATCATTTTAAAAACATGAATAGACGATGCCCTAAATGTGCTGGTGTTAAAAAACATACAATAGAGTATGTGAAAAAATTTTATAAGAATGAGGGGTATTTATATCTTTCAGAAAAATATACAAATATTATCACAAAAGAGCTTGTTCAATGTCCAAAAGGACATCAATATGAAGTTAGTTTTGACCATTTTAAAAATGGTAGTAGATGCCCTATATGTAATAATGAAAAAACAAGCTCCAAAGCAGAAATAGAGATACAGGAATTAGTAAAAACCTTAACAAACAATGTTATTTGTAATGATAGAACACAAATAGTAAACACCAACACAGGACACTATCTTGAGTTAGATATTTATTTGCCTGATCTCAAAAAAGCAATTGAATACAATGGTTCTTACTGGCACTCAAGTAAAGAAGCAAAAATAAAAGATCAAATGAAAGTAGATCAATGTAAAAACTTGGGTATAGATTTGTTAGTTATCAATGAAGCTGATTATCTAAATAATGAAGAACATATA